AATTAGTTCATTTTTAATTTTCTTTAAAGCTGCTTTGTTTGTTGTATTATTTGTGTTTTTAATAGCATCATCAATTTTATTTATAACATTTAAAACTTGAGTTGCATCTAACGACTCATTGTTTGCAACACCATATCCAGCTTTTTGTGCTTTACTTGTTCTTATATTTTTAGCAGTAGTTATGGCTGATGTTCCTGTGTCTGTAACCATCTCAAGAACTTGTCTTTGACTTGGTGGAACAGGAGCAATCTTATCTGCTTGTTTTGATGCAACATTTATAACTTCATCCCTTCTATTTTTAGCAGCGTTATAAACAATAGGTGATCCTTTTTCTGAAGCAACAACATCTCTTGTTAAGTTTCTAATATTTTTATTATCAAATACTTCACCTGGCATCATATTTATACCAAGCTCACCTCCTGCTTCCTCTAATGCTTTTGCAGCTTGTATTTCTGCTGGTGATACATCTTCTAGTGCATCTTTAGCTAATCTTGATGCTGTATTTGGTCTCATAAATAAACTTGCAGCAAACATAGATGGAATAGTTACTCCAGCAGCTACGCCAGAACTACCTGTTAAATCTTCTGTACCTTGAAACAATAGACCTCCACCAAGTCCAAGTTTAGTTCCTGCTGAAGCCGCAGCTTTTGTTTTAGCCGCAACTCCTGGTGTCGCAAATTCTAAACCAGTTTTTGTATATCTTCCTAAGTCTGTTGTTGGCTGATATTGAGTAACGGGTTTTATTTGTGGAATTTGTTTTTCTGCAAAATTTCTTATTTGTGAAGAACTTGGAAATAAATATTGTCCTGTTGTTGATTTGCCAAACTCTTCATCATTGCCAGGTTGTCCATAATCAAAACCAACTGTATTTTTAGTACCAGGGAGGGGAAGATAAGTGCTTAATCTTTCTACATCACCAGGTAATCCTAAAAGATAACTAGCTCCTGTAGCAACACCAGAAGCAGCAGACATACCAAAATCTTTTGCTCTGTCTGATATGGTTTGTTTGGGTTGTAATGCTATTTCTTTTTCAAGACCTACTTGTTGATAAAACTTATTTATTGGAATATCTGAATAATATTTTTTATGAAAACTATCTACAAGCTCTTTATCAGTAAGATCATTGTACTGCGGATATTTTTGTCTTATTTCTTGTAAGTTCATTGACGAATATTTAAAGGATCACTATTAATTGTGTTTAAAGGATTAATAAATGTTGGCAAGGGTTGTAATTTGTTAAGTTTATTTATGTACTCTTTATCATCACTCATGTTAAGATCGAACTTAACATCTCTTTCAAATTCGCTTTTTATTCTATTTGATACATCTTCTAAAACTTTAATCCTTCCCTCTACACCAACACCGCCACTAACTATTCTTAAAGCGTTTTCGTAATCTTTATCAGAAAGTCCTCTGCCCTCTTGACCTCTAGCTGCTGCAAATAAGTATGCTAAATCTCTAATTCTTGATTCTGCTACACCTGTTGATTGTGATTCTGATTTGATTCTATCTCCAAAATCATTTCCCTCAATACTTTCGCTTGTTGATTGAATAAATTTGTATGATTTTTTATCTTTTGCAGAAGATAAAATTTTAGAACCAGCATCTATATTTTGAATTACACTATCTACAAATTGTGATACTCCACCTACAGCTAAAGCAGATGTTGGATTTTTATAAAATTTTTCTGCTAATTCAGATGTTCCTAAAATTATATTTTGAGTTGCTAAATATTTTGATTTTATAGGATCAAAGTCTGTACTTTTGGACAGTCCTTCACCCCTATCGGTTGCTGTTGGTAGTTTATTTATAAAATAACCACTATCGTTAATGTTCTCTACATCTGCCTTTGTAGGATTTACTACTGTTTTAATTCTTCTTCCCTCGCCATCTGTAATAGAATACAACTCCATACTTTCATTGCTTGGTGTTTTTGGCGATCCCAGTGAGCCAATAACAAGATTTGGATTATTTTTAATTTTATTTATTTCGTTTATATCGCCTTTATTAACAGCACCCACATAAGCTCCATCAATATTATAAATACCATAACTTTCTAATGAAGTTTTGTCTGTTGCAGTCGGCAAATTTATACCAACCATGTTCTGGTCAACCATTCTTTTTTGATTTTCATTTAACAAATTGTATTGTTTATCAAATGCCGCCTTCCTCTCAGCCTCTTTCTTTTGTGCATCAATCAACGTTTGTCTTTGCATAACACCAGCAGAAGGATTTTTACCTCGTAACACATCAGATAAAGCCAACATCATATTTCCATATCTTTGTCTTTTAAAGTCTTGTTCTTGAGGTGTTGGTTGGGCAGGAAGGTTCATAGCATTTATTTCCTGGTTGGTTTTATTTATATCTGCAAACAAACTGTTAGTTCCAAAAGGATCTAATTTGTTATTATTAAAAATTGACATTAATATCTCCTATCATTTCAAAAAACCAAATGGATTAAAGCCACCTGTCCAAGCAGAGCCAAGTAAACCAGCAGCACCACCCAAAACATCACCAAATCCAGGTTTATAACTATTTGATTGGTTGGTCTGCGTAGGCAACGCACTAACACCTTGAGCCAATAAGCCAAGTTGTTGTGGGCCATAGTTGAGCGCACGCATGAACTCTCCGTAACCAGCATCCATTCCAGCTTGTTGTAGTCCTTGTTGTTGTGAACCAATACCAGATAACATGCCTAAGTTTCTGTATTGATCGCTTAATTGGTTGCCAAGCAAACCAGCTTGGAACTGTCTGTTTTGCATATCCAATCCTGGTTGCATAAAGGCTGCTCTGTTTTGTGCATCCATATTAGCCATGCCAAACTGATTGCCGTAACCAGCGTTAGCCATAGCAACTTGTCTGTCTGCATCTGCCATTGTTTGTTGTGCTGAGAAGTCTCTGCCTATGTCTTGACCAGCTAAACCTGTAGCTCTGTCAAAACCTTGTGATCGTAGGTTAGCTGCAATATTACCAGCTCTGTCTGCAAAGTTTCTGTTAGTTTCTGCTTCTAGTAATGCTGAACGTGAACCACCAAATGCGCCTCTGCCTATAGCTGCGTCTTGGTCGCTTTGTAGTTGCATCTGTCTTGCTCGGTTTAAATCACTAAGGGTGTTATCTATAACTTGTTCTTGGAACGGGTTTTGGTATGCGCCTAAGTCTGTGTCTAATAAAGAAGTTGGTTTAACATCTCTTATGTCACTACGCATAATGTCTGTTGCTGAACCTGTAACAGGTGAAACAGTTGGTGCAGCTTGACCTGCTAATGTGTTTAACTGACTTCTTGGATCGTAACCCATAGATTGATTAAACATTCCTCTTGTTGCATCAAAGCCTGCAAGTTGGTCAGGATTAAACCCTGCTACTCTTGCACCCGTGTAAGGAACAAAAGGCTGTGAGGCTATGCTTTTAGACTTATTATATAAGTCCTCATAAATCCTCATTTGTGTTGGATCTGTAGTTGTTGTAGTTGTGCTTTTTCCTTTACTCATAATTCTTTTCTAACCAGATATTCTTGTTCAAAGCCAAGATGTTTTATTTTTCGTAGCCAGCCTTTACGACCACCACCATAAATTCTTTTGCAGCCAAAATGTTTTGCAAAATGTTCAAAGCTAGGTAACATTGCTTCTAGCTCTTTGTAGTCACCAGCGCAAAAAAGTAAGTTCATTACTTTTACTCTAGGATATTCTACAAACTCAGTTATCATTACTGAGTTTTTACCACCCCAGATATGAAACATACCTTGATGGATTTTCTCTTTAATATCAGTTAAATTATACATATCTTGGTGCTTTAATGCACTCTTTATGTACGGCTCTAACCTGTCAAACTCTACTTCCCAGTGTTCTTTAGACGACTGTTGTTGTAGAGAGTGTTCCGTTGTCTGCGACACTAACCTTATATTTTGTTCCATTGGGACTAACTAATACTAATTCGGTGGCATCTCCACCGCCTATCTGTATTCTTTCTCCTTTGTTAAAAGTAATACCTGTTTGATATTCCACTTCTGAAATTAAATAATTCAGATAGTTTTTATCATAATCTTCGCCTGGTCTAGTTAGCGTTTTTCTTGCCACTATCTACGACCTCTATTTCTTAAATTTAATCTTATGTTGCCAACTTGAAATGCTTGTGTTGTTGTTCCTGTTACAGTCATTGATACTTGTCTTGCTGTAAATCTAGCATCGGTATAACCATCGTTTTCAAAAGTAAAAGAACCAAAATCAGTTTCACTTCCTAGTGGTGTAAATTTTCCTTTAAAACTTATGGTAACGCCTGGTAAAGCATTTGCTTCTTCATCTGGCAGTATTTGGTTACATTGCACATAGTTATCACCATTGCCTATTTCTATAGGCCCTGATGTTGCGTAAGGTACTGCATCACCTAAGTTCTCTGAGTTGTTTAATGTGGTGCTGTCATGCTGATAGACATTACCTAAACTATCACACGCGATAGGATAATCAAACACACCTTGGTCTATCCAGCATCCTCTATCCATAGAGCCGATTGACCAAACATTATCAACATAGTTCCATATCACATATTTGTTTGGATTGCTTGCAGTATCTCCTGCTGGGTAAAACCAAATAATTTCATTGTAGTTGGAGTTGTGACCACCACAAGCGATACGCCTGTAGTTGTATTTAATGTTATCAAATATGTGGTCATGCACATCGCATTTAATTTCTTTAACTGAACCATCAAATACAAAGAAAGAGTTTTCACCCATCCAGGATAAGAAGTTTCCAGCCGTTACGATTGTTCTTGGAGATGCAGCTTTACAGTTAGTACCAGCGTCTTGAATACCATATATAAAAGGAGAACCAGTGTAATACATTCTTGCTATACCTGTATCTGTAAAAATTATAATATCCGTTTGCCATTTAACTCCACCTAGTATTCTACCGCCAGTTGGTATTTGTAAATCACCAGCAGTATTAGTTGATGCAGCAGTCCATGTTGTATTTGCTTCTCTTGATGACCATTGAACTTTTCTTGGATCACCGCCAGCTCCTAAAGCTAAGACATGACGCTCATTGGTAACTAAAACACCAGAACATCCTGTAGGAGAATTAGTTAATTGTGCGCCTATAGTAGATGGTGCGGTAGGTGACCATTTATAAATCTTGCCATCACTTGCACAACAAAAAAGTAAGTCTTCACCAAAGTTATCAAAAGACCATGATTTAGAATCAAAGAATAAACCTGATTGTGAACGTGCATCACCATAATCTTCTACATCATAATTATAAGCACCAAACCCAAGTGGATCTGTTGATTGATCGGTAACAAAGCCAGAAGGTGTTATGTCATACCAGGTATTATCATGGTTGACATAAATTTTTTGTCTTGTGCCTACGACTAAAACTTTTTTACCACTGTTAGTAATGTAGGCAAACATCCCTGTAGGAGTGCCTGTTAAAGCAGTTGTTCTTATTTTTTCCCAACCACCAATAGGTCGTAAAAAACCGTTTTGAAAACGCACTAAATTGCTATCAGTCCAACGCCCTTTGTTAGCGTAGTCTGTTCCATTAGTGACTACTCCTGCGGGAGGTGTTACTGGTAGCAAAGGCATTATTAACCTTCTAGTGTTTTTGTTACGCTTGTTGGATTGATTTGGTTATCAATGTTGTTGTCTAAGCTCTCTTTCATGCTTGCAACTTCATCTTCACCCATTCCGTCTATCACCCAACCACTTACTAAATCATTAGTAAGATCAGCAAATGGTACAAAGTTTTCTATATCATCTGCATTAACGCTGTGTGTACCATAAGATGAAGCTGTGTAATGGACATCTTCATGTGTTTGATCGCTTACTGCGTTTAGTTTCCAATGGACGTTGTAAACAACGTCTGAGTGACTATCGTGATTTGGGTAACAGTCAACTGTTTTACAATCCCATGTGTATGTATTTGCCATTTTTATTCTCCTTTATTAATTTTAAAATTTAATGCTAATAAATCGATGTAGCCAAACAGTTTATTTATCCAGCCATCATCAATTTTGTTAGGGGTGCAAGCAGCTATAATTGATGCTGCTGTTACTATGTAAGTTATGGTTGTTATGGTTTCTAATATAAAATCCATTTTATTCTCCTTTAAGTTCTTCTATTTCTGCTTTTAATTCTTGTACTGCTTTCACTAAATGCACTACAAGTTTACTGTAATCCATTTGGTACATATCTTCTTCTGAACCTGATACAGCATTTGGTACTATGTCTAATACTTCTTGAGCTATAAGACCTTCGTCTGCTTTGCCATCGGCTTTCCAGTTGTAAGCTACTGGGTTAAGTTTGTTGATAACTTCTAAACCTCTTGCTTCGCCTGTAACGTCTTTGAGTCTTGCATCTGAAGATGTGTTGTAAGCTGTTGCTGAAGCATCTACTGAAATACTTCCTACTGGACTAGATACACCGCCACGTATAAAACTAACAATAGTTCCGTTACCGCCAGCTCTTTT